CAGACTTTATCAAGCCTTCGTTTGACATCGGCCAATTCGATAACCCACAAGCAGGTCCAGAGGATGCCACAGGGGATGATTGCTGATGATAGGGTTTGAGGTTGATGGTGCCAATAAGATGGCAGACTTGCTCTATGAGTTAGGAGCGAATTCAAACAAGGCAGTATCTCTTGCCCTGCTTAGGTGTGCTCAACACGCAGAGGGTGAAATCAAGAGGACAGCACAGAAGACCTTTAAGCCTGGTACGGGTAATCTTATGAGGTCATTCAAAGCCCAGATGCTTCAAGAAACGGGTGATAATCTTTCAGCGGGTGCTATCTCTGATTTGGTTTATGCCGGTATTCAGAATGAAGGCGGAACGATTAGATCTAGCAGAGGCCCAGGCAAGTTCCTCGCAATTCCTCTTGCAAATCGTGACATCCCATTAGGCAAGTGGCCTAGAGATTATCCCAAGGGTGCGCTGCATGTGGGCATTGCGCCGATACCTTATAGGCTTGGCTTGGTGCTCATGGATGCAAATGGCAGGGTAATGTTTAACTTGGCTAGGAAAGTAAAGCTAGAGGCAACTCATTACATCGAAACAGCCCAAGAGGCATCTAGCAAGGAATGGCCGAGAATATTCAACGAGAGGCTTGCAGAGCTAGCAGATACGTCAGCTAAAAAGGCTGATAAGTAATGGCTACGCCAGTTCGAGAGTTGATACTGGACAACATTTACACAGTATTGAACACGATATCGATTGCCAACGGTTACAAGACGGATGTCACCTCGGTCGAGAGGACTCTGGTTCCCTGGGGTGATATTGGTGCAGCACAAATGCCATGGGTAGGATTTGCGCCGATTGGGCAATCTTCCGTTGAATACAAGCCGAATCATTTATTGCAAGTAAGGTTGCCGGTGACTATTGTCGGACACGTGAGTGTAGTTGCGGGTGAACTCAAGACACAAGCGCTTGCTAAGATAGAAGACGATATCATTGCCGTAATCAATGCAGATACCACAAGAGACGGGAACGCAATTAGAACAAACTGGCAAGGGACACAGACCGACGAAGGGAACACAGACAGCAATGACCATCGTGGTGGGTCCGGTACTCTTGTCATGGCTTTTGATATCCTTTATCAAAGATCTGTAAATAGCACTTAGGAGAAATAAAATGGGACTCAACGAAAAACATGCACTAGGAAGGAATCAGCGGTTCATCATTCAGCCGCAGCTATCAACACAGACTTATCCTGCCTTTACGCTTCCAGACAATGCAGCGGCAAGGGCACCAAAGCAGCTGACTGTTATGACTAGCTCGATGAGCTATGAGCAAGAGCGGAAGAATCGAGCAGACACAAGTCAAACCCGTGATTACTTTGAGCGCATTACAGGCAATAAGACCGTGACCTGGGGATGCGAATGTCACTTGCTTATTCCTGATCAAACATCAGGCGCAATCAATCCAGACTGGACCTACATGATGTCGTCAGCAATGGGCGCTGTAGCTTCATCTGGTGCAGGTCCTTATGTGCTGACCTACTCGCTAACGCAGGGTCAGACGAATGAATATCCAATGACCTTAGTTCGCGAGCTAAATGAAGTAATGTCAGAATCCGTCTGGGGTGCTGTAGCGGAGGAAATGACTTTATCAGTAGCACAAGGAGATGAGCCAAAACTATCCTTTACAGGGACAGCCAGCGACTATGCAGCAACGGCAACCACCACCGTCAATGATGCTTCTCCGAATAACAATCCAATCACTGTAACCAATGTAGGCGCATTGACGGTTAACTCTGTGATCAAGATAGGCAGCGATGATGGTTCTAGCAATACCGGGTTTCAAATCCTTAGCATTAGCGGAAATGATATCACTCTGAACGAGGCACCCACCTCAGCGGGCGATGGAGATGCTATCATCCCTTTTTTCGACCCTGATATCACAACTACTTCATCTAGCCTCATCAATGGCATTAGTGGACAACTTGACTGGGGTGGAACTTCAGACTTTGAAATCAATAGTTTTACGCTAACGGTTAAGAACAACTTCAAGCCTGTGCAAGAGGCGTTCAAGGCAGCGGTTCAAGACTACATCCCAGGGAGACGAGACATTACTGGGGAGATTGCGATCACAGGAGCCAAGGATAAAATAAAGACCTTGATCTATCGATACAACTTTGACTCATCCAATAACATCGTGGCTCGTTTTGGCTCAACCTCTTCAGGCACCGAGAAAATGACAATCACGATTGCTAAACCTGAATTTGATTTCAGTGAGGTTACAGTGCCAGAAGCAGAAGAGGTGACGATAAGTCTGCCCTTTACTGCATTGGCTACAAGCGATACAGCAACAGATGCAGTAAGCATTGCAATCACAACAAACTAGAGGGGCAAGCCATGGCTAGAAAAATCAGAGTAATCGATGCATCGTTGAGAAGCTGGTACACACCAGATATCGACGGCAATTTACAAGACCCAGATCCGTTTCAGGTTCTCATTTCGCCTTTGAGCGGTAAAGACATGAGACAGCTTAGAGGGTCATTAAAGCTAAAGGCTACAAGCCTTGAAAGTGAAGACTTGATGCAAGCGGCTGAACGTCGTGAGGAAGAGCTTAAAGCGCTTATAGTTGAAAAGCATGTGCATGATGTTCGAGGGTTCATTGCGCAGCATGTGACAACAGGAGAAGTAACTGAACCCAAAACGGGTGAAGCGCTGGTCAAGTGTGTCCTTGAGGCACATCCTGATGAGCTTATGGTTCTGCATGATATCTATGAAGCCATCGTCAAGAATAGTACTCTTGATGAGTCAGCTAAAAAAAAATCGAACTCGCAATCAGATTTGCAATCAGTGGAGACACCAGACGACAGGCCTGGGGCTGTTCCAAATGTCGAGGTCCAGAGTATGCAGAGCAAGACCATCTCAGAATCCAGCGTAATTGCAACGGCAACGGTACCATCCGAAGTCTCGGTATCAACTGGGCACCGGATCTAAATCAATGCCCATGGTCAGCAATAGGCGAGATAGGATTTGAAATGCTTAACACTTGGTCAGATTATAGGTCTCTAAACGTGCTGCCCTTTGGTGGTGCTGACTTGATGGAGCAACCTGCATTTATCCTTGAAGCCTTCAAGACCATCGAAGATGAGAAAACATCGGCTGAACTAAGGCAGACACAAGACTCCATCAAGAGAGCGCAGAGAAGGCAATAAGAATGGCCAAGACTGTTACAACTGGGATCGTATTGAGTGCCGACATTAAGTCACTCAAGAAAGGCATTAGCGGTGCAAAGCAGGTCCTAGGAGGATTCAGGAAAGCCTTAAAGGGTGCTGGCAAGGGCGCGTCAGGAATGGGTGCGGCCTATAAGTCTTCAATCGATACGATCTTCAAAAGTGTTGAAGTATTCAAATCTCTGCAAGGGCTTATTACTGATGTGTTTGGGTCTTTTGTTGCTGCATCGATGGACATGAGGAAAGAGAATGACAAGCAGAAGCAGGACATCAAAGCGCTGCAGAATTCATTCAAGGGTCTGCAAGCCATGCTTGGCGATTTCATCCTTCCTTTGATTCTTGGTGTAGCTGATGCAGTCAAGCCGCTAATCAAGTCTTTCAAGACATGGTTGAAGGTGAACAAAGATCTAGTTAGTGGGAAGCTGGTCGAGTATCTGACAACAGTGGCGACAACTCTGACGAGTGGTATTGCTCAGGCTGTTATCACGGTCATGCGAATCTGGAACGGATGGTCAATGCTCATCGATAGCACGCAAGCCCTGTTTCAGGGATTCTTTGCTTCAGCGCTTCAAGGCTTTGCATATCTTCGAGAGGGTGCTGCCAAATTCTATGAGGCTATCGGTCAAGAGAAAATGGCCAAGTCTCTAACGGATGGAGCACAGGCATTTAGGGACTACGCTGATTCGTTTCAAGACGCGAGCGATCAAAACATTGCAGAAGCAGCCAAGACAGTTAAGGAACTCGAAGAGCTTGAGAAGCAGGTCAGGAAAGTGGAGACCGCAATTAAGACCGGAATCGGCCAAGCTGGTGCCAGTGCGATGAAGCGCTTCAAGCAGGACATCAAGAAACGCGCTGCTAATTGGGAAGAGCTAGCAGCAAAAAAGAAGGAACTTGCAGAGAAGGCAAAGAAGGAAAAAGAAGCAAGGGACAAGCTCTTAGCGGCTGCAGCTAAAAAGGCAGCTGATGAAGAAAGAAAAAGACTTGAAGCACAGAAGGCTATGCACTTTGAGATAGGGTCAATCATAGGCTCAGGAGCAGTAGACGCGATGAAGGCTTTTGCGGCTGGGACTAAGACAGCTGGTGAAGCAATGCGTGATTTAGTTGTTCAGACCGCAGCTGCAATCGCTAAGGCGCTATTGCTCAACGCTATAAAATCAGGCGTGGCCTCTGGTGCATTGGGCGCTGTGACTGGTGGCATTGGTGCCGCAGTCGGTGGAGGGCTGCTATCTGCTGCGACCTCGTTGCTTTTTAACTCTGGTGGATATGTTCCCGGGTTTGCTTCTGGCGGTGGTGTGGACAGCATCGCGGCACGTCTAACGCCCGGTGAATTTGTTCTGCCTAAAGGCCTAGTCGATAGCATTAGACTCGGTAAGGCACCTCCTAAGGCCTCCTATGCTAATGGTGGAATGGTTGCAGCTGGTGCAGCTGCTGGTCCTGCTGCTGTCAATGTGCAGATGCAGACTTTTGCCGTTCCTTCGAGGGGTGAATTTAGACGGTGGTATAAATCGAGTGTTGCGCCTAATGTCCGATCAATGGGCAAGAGGGGTCAGCTATGACGGTAACTGCTGAAGCAATCGAGACCAAGTTTATCAATGCCTACCGGGCGGATAAACCGTGTTTTATTGTGAATAACGTTTTAGCTGGCTCAGGCTTGAGCGGTCAGACAAACAAGTGGTATCGAGCCGCTACGGGTGCCACTGTTGATTATGCTGACATGCCCACATTCGCAGCTGTGAACGACGGAATACTCGCAGACCTTTCAGCGCTGCCTATTTCCTATACGCATGATTACAGGTCAAGCCTGTATTCGTCTCCTGCTGATGCTGGTGCAAACAACAATTACTATTGGGGGCTGTATGCAACCCGGTGGAATACGCTAGTGGGTGCATCGTATTCTTTATATCCCCAGTCTTATTATGTTGATGCCATAGCAATCAAAGCATCAGCATGGGGCAAGGGAGACGCTGCGACGTATCTTACAGACACCGTTGA